AAAGCGTCCTGGACCGTCGCAGCTCCCCGGCGCCTCCCGCGTCCCTCTAGCCCGGTGGCCGAGAGGCGGTACCGCACCGCTCGCTGGTGCCCTCGCCAGTCATGCCGCGGAACGGCGCTCGATGCTCGTCGCTGCCCCCTGACCCCCAGGCCCCCCCACCCAAGCCGGGCCGGACGACGACGAACCCACGCCAAATTTTCATAGAATTTTCCCGCACCTAGCACCGGGGGACTTGCGTTTTGCTGCGCCCTGTGTGATATGATGAGGGCGAGGAGGGGACGGTGTGGCGACTGTGAGAATAACGATTCAGGGCGTCAGGACGGACTTTGTCGTGAGTGACAAGGTGGCGGAGCGGTTGGCGGGGAAGATCAGGATGGAGGATTTGATGGCGGAGAAGCGAGAGGAGAGGCAGAGGGTGAGTGGGTGCGTGTGCAAACAGTGCTTGGAGGGGGAGGGGTACCGATGAGCAGCGAGGGAGCGAGCGCGTGCTATGAAGCGGTGGACCTGGTGAACGGGGCGCGGCAGGAGAGCTACGGGACTCCCGAGGCGTGCATGAGGCAGATTGGGAGAGGGTGGGGAGCGATACTGGGGGGAGCGGACCTGGAGCCGACTACCGTGACGTTGATGATGATCTGGTTGAAGACGGTACGGGAGGCGAACAAGCACGGGAGGGACAACTTGGTGGACATTGCGGGGTATGTGGAGATTGCGGACATGGCGAACGCGAGGCGATAGTGGGCGTTCCGGGCGGCAGTCTTGATCCCATCTGGGATGAAGAGGGACCTGATGAAGGCTAAGACATGGATTGTGTGTCCTGATACCCACGTCGCGCCCAAGGGCAGCGTCGAGGGCGGGATTGATCCGAAGGCCGAGAGCGTGTTGATGCAGGCGATTGAGATCGTGAAGCCAGGAGGGTTTGCGCACATCGGGGACGTGGGAGAGTGGGAGAGTGTGTGTGGGTATAGGTGGGAGCGCAGGAAGCGGCCACCGTTTGAGTGGCTGAAGCCGATGATTGACGCGGATGTCGAGGCGGTGAATGAGTTCCTGGACCGGGTGGACAAGAAGCTGGACAAGGTAGGATGTGAGGAGAGGTTCATCACGGAGGGCAATCACGAGGTCTGGTGCGACAACTTCGCTGAGGAGGAAACGCGACCGGAGTTCAAGGCTCGGGCGCTTATGAGGGTCGATGAAAGGGGGTGGAGGTGGCATGACCACGGGAAATTCGCGAAAATCGGGAGATTGTACGCGACACACGGAGGACACTTTACCGGGCTGCATCACGCTTACAAGACAGTCATGGGGCTCTCTGCTTCTTGCATCTATGGGCATTTCCACAACGTCGAATCAGCACACGTCATGCGCCTCGGAGGCGCCTGTGGTGCCTGGTCAATCGGCTGTCTAGCGAAGCTGGAGAAGAAATTTCTGGGCGGGAGGCCGACCAGCTGGAGTCATGCGTTTGCGATCGTGCATGTGGAGGCTGGGGGAGAGTTTCATGTTGAGGTGGTGGATATTTATGACGGTGTGGCGTGGGTGTACGGGAAGCGCTTGGAGGCCAAATGAAGCGAGCGCCGCTACCGTTCAAGATCGGGGACCGGGTGGAGGTTGAGTGGGAGGACATCCAGATCAACGCCACCGGGGACTCGAAGGACGCGGCGACGGCGACGCGGTCGACGATGGGGTACTATAAAGGACTGAAAACAAAGAAGTTACTGGTCATCATGACGCACAAGGATGATGAGCCAGGGAGCGAGGGCTGGACGGCCATTCCACTGGGGAACGTGCTGTCGATTACGGGGGTAGCGCTGACGGAAGCGAGGTGGGGAAATGAGATGGGAAAGGGCAGCGGGAGTGCTCATAGGAGCAGGGGCAGCAAAGGCGCTTCTGGAGTCACCCCTGGTGGCCCTGGTAGCATTGATGGTAGCATTGACCTGGGCCATGTGGCCCAAGGAGGGAAATGATGAAGAAGTTTCTGAGTCGAAAGCTGGTAATGACGCTGTTTGGCATTCTAATCGTGCCAGTCTTTCAGAAGTGGGGAGTCCCGGCGGAAACCATTGACTGGTTGCTGACGACGCTGGTCACGTATCTGGGCGCTCAGGGAGCGGTGGACGCGGTTGTTGCGTTCAAGGCTTCTGCTGGTGACCCCGCTGCGGCTGGCGCGCCTAGCAAGTAACGATGGCCGAACTTAAGTCCCGAGAGCTGCGCAGCCAGACGTTCTTCAAGTTGCAGGAGATCGCCAGGTGGCAGGCTCTCGGGCAGTCTATCGAGGCTATTGCGAAGAGCATGAACATGACGCCCGAGGCGGTGAGTCGTCTCGTGGCGCACAAGTCGTATGCAGTGGTACAGCAGCAACTGGGCACGAAGCTGTACGCGCATGTGGACCAGACGATCGCGGATCGGAAGGCGAACGTGATGCTTGAGAAGGCGGCTCCAGATGCGGCTGAGACGCTGATTGCGTTGCTGCACGAGGGGTTTGCTGGGGACAAGCGGCAGACGGCCACGGCGATCCTGGACAGGGCGGGCTTTGGGCCGATCCAGAAGCGTGCGATTCGGCAGCGGATTGAGTTTGACCCGATGACAATGGCGTTGCTGCGGATGGCGCTCTTGGAGAGCGGTGCCGCGATGGATGATGATGAAGATTTCGGAGACGATGACCCCGGAGGAAGTGACCAAGGACGGATCGAAGGAGCTGTTTGATCTAGTTCGGGTGCGAGCGGCCAGCTCGTTGTACTTCTTCGGCAAGGCGATCGTTGGGCATGTGGACCTGAACACCAGGTGTCACCTGGCGGCGTGTCTGTTTCTGCAGGACTTTGATAGACCGGCGAAGCTGTATGAGGACCCGAGGCGGCATCTCAAGTCGTCGATCAGCACGCTGGCGTACCCGCTGTGGATCTTTGCGAGGCGAACGGTACAAGGGGCGGACCCCAAGGATCGCATCGCGATCGTCAGCTCGACTAAGACGAACGCGCAACGGTTCTTGCGGGCGATCAAGTCGATCGTCGAGGCGAATCCGGTGTTTCAGAGCTTCTTCCCGGAGCTGATTCCGCAGTTCGGGAATGATGATGTGTGGAATAGTGAAGAGATCATCTTCCCGAGGCGCGCAAACACGCCGGACCCGAGCATCGACACGCTGGGCACGGGCGGCAAGGCGACGTCAAGGCACTATGACATTGTGATCGAGGACGACTTGATCAACGAGGAAAACTATGACTCTCCTGGGGCGGTCGAAAAGGCTATTGAGTCACACAAGCTCAACAAGAATCTGCTTGAGTCACCCCGAGACATCCAGCATGTGGTCGAGAATAGCTGGGCGCCTTATGACCTTAACAGACATATTGTTGACAAAGAGCCGGGGGTTAGTATCTTTTCGCGGTCGAGCTTCGGGTGGAACCCGCAAAGGAGCAGGCACCTCAGCCCGAAAGTGATGAAGCTGCTGGAGCAGCACGAGCCGGGACAGCCGATCTGGCCGGAGCGGTTTGACGCGGAGGATTTGGCGAAGTTGCTGCAGGAGCTGGGGCCGCGCATTTTCTCGGCGCAGTACCTCAACAACCCGAGCGACCCGGATGTGGTGGACTTCAAGGAAGAGCATCTACGATACTTCGAGTTCAACGGCAAGGGGGACATTCGCATTCTGCCGAAGCGCGGGGTGGCGATGGAGATTGTGCCGCGTTCGTCGCTGTCGGTGTGTGGGGCCTGGGACCCGGCGCTGGAGGAGAAGTCGACGGCGTGCAGGAGTGCGGTGGTGATCACGGGGGTGGATACGAAGGACAGGGTGTTTCTGCTGGAGGTGTACGCGAAGCGACGGGACCCGCTGGAGATGATTGATGATGTGCTGAGGTTGGCACGAAAGTGGAGCCCGGATCTGGGGTTTGCGATCGAGGATGTGCTGTTTCAGAGGGTGCTGATTGATGTCATTCGGCGCCGGGCACCGCGCTATGGGTTCTCGGAGAGCTTGTTCAGGGGAGTGAAGCCACTGAGGGGCAAGGACAAGGATGCGAGGATCAGGACCCTCATCGGGAGCGCGTTCGCTGAGGGGCGGGTGTATGTGCAATCTGTCCAGACAGACTTCATCGAGGAGTACATTCAGTTCCCGATCGGCAAGACGAAGGATATCTTGGACGCCTTCGCCTACTCTGCTACACTGTGGAGGAGGGGGGAGACCACCGAGCAGGTCGAAGAGCGGAATGAGAGAGAATTAGCTAGACTAGCACTTCGGGACCCGATCACTGGGTACTAGGGGGAACGATGGGAAAAGCAGCGCGAGCGAGTATCAAGCCGACGCCGATGCCGCCGCCGGTAGGGCGAAACACGAAAGGGAGGCCGATCGGGAACTTTCCAGACGGGGTGAGGCCGATGACATCGAGCGACAAGACGTACGAGCCGACGCCCCCGCGCCCGAAGGCGTTCAAGTGAGCAGCGGAAAACTGTGCGTTATCCACGTTCCGCGCCACATTTTGCTGGAAGCGGTGGCCGGGATCATCCCGGCGTCGTACGAGACGATTGTCTTTTCGCAATGGAGCGAGGACAAGGACTCGATGATGATTGGGTTTTCTGACGGTCCGCCGCCCATCTATGAAAGCGCCCTGCCGGACGAGATGGTGAATTGAAGAAAGCGCGCAAACACTATAAGATGTCCAAGCCCAAACCCCGTCTAGGGGGGAGGATCATGGGACCGGGAGGAGAGAGTCATGCCAAAGGGAGGCAAGCCGTACACAAAGGGAACCGCCAAGGGCAAACCCAAGGGCGGGGGGAAGAAGCACTTGAAGGCCAGCCATACGCTGGCTAACGACTACACCAGGTGAGGCCGTGGTTCTTTTCCAGGGGGGCAAGGATCGAGGCCCAGTTAGCACACATTCACGCCGAAATTGCGGCGGTTAGGAGGATCATAGTGGCTGGTATTGAAGTGTTCCAACAGTTGTTTGCGGCTGCGCAGACGACCATCGACAACATCCGACAGGACATCATCGACATCAAGAACAGCATTCCGAGCGGGGAGACCGGTCTGACTGCTGAGGAGACGGAGCAGGTGCGAGCGGACCTGCAGTCCCTGGTCGATCGACTGTCGGCGCTTGACCTGGAAAACCCGGTCACGCCCTAACTCAAACAGGCTGGCTTAGCCAGCCAAGGTGGCTACGAGTGCCTATCAAGCACATCAAGCTATCCGTCGCCCAAGAAACCCGTCTCGTGGGGTGGCTGACTGATCAGATCACTGAGATCGAAGATGGTCGGTCATCTCGCGAGACGAACTGGAAGAGGTGGCGGGAGCAGTACGAGGGGAAGACTAGCCCGAAGAATTTCCCGTGGAAGGGCGCGAGCAATGTGCATGTGCCGATCACGGCGATCAACGTGGACGCGATTCATGCGAACATGATGAATCGAGTCCTGGGGTTTGATAGGGTCTGGGATGTGGCGCCGGTGTCGAGCG